ACCCAAGCTTTCTCCGTTGTCACGCGTTGGAAGTCACAAGCTTGGTTTTTATACAGGAGCGTTCCCCTGTCCCACTGTGGCCTGTGGAGTTTTAGAATTAGGCGAATTGATCAAAAAGAGACACGAACTGGCCCTCACTAACTGGGCAGACCGCCAAGCTCCCGTGTGTCAGAGTGGTGTACGTGTTTCCAATGTTCAAAGTGAAAGGAGCATCACAATCGACTATCACCTCGTTCGTGAACTGGGTGGAAGAGGTAGTGTTGCGTTCTCTCCAGGTGAAAGCCGTGCCCACCGAAGAGACGGTGGAGGCGACCGCTGTTATACCTGTGCCTCGGAACATATAGGAAAAGTAGTACTTACCAGCTGGGACAAGAATTGTCTTGGGAACGGGTGGCGTGAGTGATCGCACTATTTCCGGACCTGCGTACGGGAGGATGACGCCTGTGGTCATGAGGGTGGTACCAGTTATAACTGTGGTTGCTGAGGAAAGCTGCGGGTCCCTAAGGGTGACATCGTACTCCAAGTATAAGTCGAATGTGCCAGCGTCGGTGGCGCCCCAGTACAAGGCGCCATGATCCTGTTGCTGATCGGCAAAATACTTGGTGAACTTGAAATCCTTTTGGGCAGGTATCGTCAAAGAAGTTGTCTGCCAGACGGCGGAAGACATAGAATGCCTCATAGCCATAAAAGCGGCCGAGTTGTTGGGAGCTTGGTCCTGCGAGTCGGGATCCCAAGCCATGTACTGTCTCCCATTAGCGGCAGTGGATGTGCCTGATACGACAGTAAAGTGCAACGAATTGAACTTATACTTGTCGTACATGCGCGCCAATGTGCTAAGGTAGGGAAACGAGTTTGCTTCGACGGGATTGATCCGATACGCCTTGGCAGAGAGACCCGGTCCGAGGAGACTGTAAGAGTCGATCAACTCCCTATGCCTGATGCGGATGTCACCTTGGAACTTAGCGCTCCCTGCGACACCCACACCCATGCTAATAGGAACTGGGGCTGCTACAATTTCCTTACCGACTGGGGCACCTCCTGATTGCCACCAACTGAGGGCCGACTTGCTGAGCTTCAACGCTCCCTTGCCTACCTGTGCAGCTACCCACTGAGCGCCTTTGTCCTCAACGAGGAGCTTGAGAACGGCGACGCCCATTGGTGCAGCTATCGCGCCAGTGTTCCTCAGAACGAGTTGTTTGTTGTTGTTCTTCTTGTTGTTCGTCATTTTAATGTAAAAGTGATGTTGTGGGGGAGGCCCGACATCAACGGAGACTGTTCATCGCAAGGGACCCGAAAAGGGCTGGAGCCGTGCAGTCGTTCGGCGTTCTGGATAGCACGTAAATATTTACACCCTAAGGAAACGTTTTGGTCCGTTTAACCCTTGCGACCCCCTGCGTTATAGCCGCTACGCTATACAGGCAGCACGGGTTGAAAACAGAGCTCGTCACGCCACTCTGCATCAAACCGCCAATTCCTGTAAAACTCCTCCATACAAAGTTGTTCATCAGGCGTGATACCGAAAGCCCAGTAGAAACTGGCTCGTGTTGCAGGAGAAACGGGAGAGTATTCTCGTACCATCCCTCGCTGCAAACTACGTACTCCCCATGACTGCTCGTGAAAGTGCACCTTGCCCTCCTTCCCGGACTCTACGAATGATCGATAGAAATCCTGGAAGATGGGTACACCACCAGTCATGGCGAGACCCCCGGTGCCGACAGCATGCATCCAAGCCCGGTAGATGCGATCACTCTGGAAGCCATGGATACACATGGTATCCTTGGCGATGGCCCACTTGGGGTGGCGAACCATCAAGTAATCGTCGTGTCCAGGCCCAACATACACGGGGTGAGTCTGACAAAACTCAATTTCCTCAAACTGGTAACAGGGTGGCTCAACAACCATGTTGAAGCCCATGGCGCGAAACCACCCATCCAGACCCTCGGAAAAACGCGCAAAATCCTCCGCCTCCATGAAGACAACACAGTCGTCACCATTGTTAGCTAAGAGAGTCCGCACGCCCCTGTCGAGCGAATACTGTTTGATCATAGAGCACATGAGGATACAATTACCCAAGGAGGTGTTCATATCCCCTGACATGCGTGTACCACGCTTGGTGTATTTGAGTTTCCCATCCTCACAATACCCAACGCACTTGTTGACCAGCTGCCACTTAAGGAGGCGCCGAAGCTCTCCTCGATCGGCACTGTCAAAGCACTTTGGATAAATAGAGTGTTCCCACCGCAGAGCGTCCTCAGACACATGCTGGTCGAAACGGGAAGCGTCAAGTCCCACAGCCACTGGTCGCTTGAAACTGCTCCACAAATCATACATCGCTCGTCCACTGTCGGCAGAGTTCATACCCTTGAACACTGTTCGCTTGCCCTCGAACAGTTGGGAAAGTGAATGAAACAAAGGCTCCTCTAT